AGCTTGCAGCAGCTAGGGCGCAATTGTCCGAGGATCAGTACTTGCAGGAGTACGAATGCTCATTTGAAGCTGCAATCCTCGGAGCTTTTTACGGCACAGAATTCAGAGAACTAGAGCAGCAAGGGCGAGTAACAACTGTTTCTGTTGATCCAAGCATTCCCGTTCATACAGCGTGGGACTTGGGCTACCGGGATGACACAGCTATATGGTGGTATCAAGTCTTGCGGGGAGAAATCCATGTTATCGACCATTACGCGGTATCGGGCGCAAACATTGAAGAACTCGCGCAGGTTATCGAGAGCAGAGGTTATCGCTATGGTAAGCATTGGCTACCGCACGACGCGAAAGCCAAGACTCTTGCCAGCGGCGGCAAATCCATCATTGAGCAGCTTGGAGCGCACTTGGGCATTTCCTCGTTGGCTATCGTCCCTGATTTGTCGATCCAAGACGGCATCCAGGCAGTAAGGAAGATGCTCCCGATTACTTGGTTTGACAACAAATGTTACGAGGGCATTGAGGCATTGAAGCAGTATCAGCGTGAGTATGACGAGGACAAGAAGGCATTCAGACAGACCCCAAGACACGATTGGACTAGCCACCCTGCGGATGCTTTTCGTATGATGGCGATAGCTTGGAAGCAAGAGCCGGTAATCAGAGCGCCGGACAGAGAGAAGCCTCTGATGGTAGGCCCGCAAAACACAGTTACCCTTAATGATATGTGGTCAACTGTTAAACCTAAAGGAGCAAGAATATGAGCGTTTCTAACCCGTACGCATATGCGTATGAAACCGTAGCAGCATCGCAAACCGCGCAAGTGTTGGGCGGTACTGGCGCTAAAGGCGATTACCTGCACAGGCTAATTATCAGCGTCAACACCGTGGCAACTGCAACCGTGACGGTGCTGGATGGATCGACTTCCATTCCGCTGTTGACGGGTTCGGCTACGCTAGTGCCTGGCGTTTATAGCGTCGAAATGAATATGGCAGCGGCGACCGGCCCGTGGAAAGTCACGACCGGCGCAGGCGCGACTGTCATTGCTGTTGGAATCTTCACAGCATGACGGCTGCTTGGACACGCAGCGAGGGTAAAAACCCCGAGGGCGGCTTGAATGCCAAAGGACGAGCCAGCTATCACGCGGAGACTGGCGGCACGCTAAAGCCTCCCGTCAAGGCTGGCGATAACCCGCGTCGCGCGTCTTTCCTTGCTCGCATGGGCAATATGCCTGGCCCGATGGAAAAAGACGGCAAACCTACTCGATTGGCGTTAGCTTTGAAGGCGTGGGGTGCATCCAGTAAAGAGGATGCTCGCGCCAAGGCTCATGCAATCTCGGAGCGTAACAAATGACTGAGCAAGAGCGCATAGCGGCGGCGCTGGCGTATCAGCAGGCGCAGCAACCGGCAATGATGAACCCGAACCTAGCGCGTCAAGGTGCGCGAGGGCGGGAAAACATGATGCCGCCTACGTCCATCATGGACGAGCGTTATCCGGCTTTCAAGCGCAATCAAGAAGATGCAGAGAAACTGATGCTTGGGCTAGACATTGTTGGATCGGCTATCCCGCTTGCTGGCCCTGCGGCTAAAGGTGCAATGGCACTTGGCAAATACGCTGCGCCACAGATCGCGCAAGGCTTGGAGAACTACGCATTCAGAACCGGCATGGCTTTGCCGGTAATTGATACAACTGGTTTGCCGAACATGGGTAGAGATTTAATCCGCAGCAAAGCAGATGAATTAGCAGACACTTTAAACAAACAAGGCTTTCAAGCGACTACGCAATACTCCGGCAGCGCGGCAGGGCCATCTGCTTATGTCAACGTATTTGACCCGCAAACAGGGCGATTTATCCTTTCCCCTGCAAGGATTTCGGGACATTCTAAAGGCCCGTATCAAAGCCAATTCGTGCATGAAATTTCGGATGATCCGCAGTCAATGCAAAAATTTATTGATCTTGCGATGGGAATGCGTGCTAAAGGGCCGACAGAATTGATGCAAAAACAAGCCGCTGCTGAACAAACGGCAATGCAAATGCGGTATGAAAGCGCACAGAAAAAACTTGCTAAAGGTAAGTCATTAACCAACAGCGAACAAGAAGCCGTCAATATACTAGGACAAGAATAATGGACGAACCGCAAAGCACAGGCTTGCAGAAGCTGCTGCACAATGTTGCAGCCTATGACAACGACTTTAAGAAGTGGGAAGCCCGCGCTCAGAAGATCATCAAGCGTTATCGGGATGACAACCGCAGTCAGAACACCAACGAGACTGCGAAGTTCAACATTCTGTGGTCGAATGTTCAGACGCTGATTCCTGCGGTCTATGCGCGTCTCCCGAAGGCCGATGTATCGCGTCGCTTTGGTGATAACGATCAAGTTGGACGGGTTGCCTCCCTGCTGATTGAGCGGGCGCTGGATTTTGAAATCGAGCATTACCCCGATTTTCGCAGCACCATGAAGCATTCGGTCGAGGATCGTTTCCTCGGAGGACGCGGTACATCATGGGTGCGGTATGAGCCTCACGTTCAAGCTGTCGGTATGCCCGAGGATGGGCTAGAGATTACCGAGGACATTGACGAGCCGGAGGCGAACAACCAAGCCTTGGCTGGCGAAGAACCGCTAGAGGAAATCGAATACGAATGCGCCCCCGTCGACTATGTCCATTGGAAGGACTTCGGGCACTCTGTTGCCAGGACATGGGAAGAAGTTACCGCGGTATGGCGATGGGTTTACATGACCCGCGAGGCATTGGTAGAGCGGTTTGGCGAGGAAGTCGGTAACAAGATTCCTTTCGATGCAGGCCCGGACACCCTCAAGCAATACGGGCAATCCACCAAGGAACACACCCGCGCAAAGATTTGTGAATACTGGGACAAGGAAACCGGCAAGGTTTACTGGTTCAGCAAATCAATGCCCAACATCATTGACGAGCGCGATGACCCGCTGGAATTGGAAGGATTCTTCCCCTGCCCGCGTCCGTTGTACGCCACAGTCACAAGCGATACCCTAGTTCCTGTTCCTGACTTTGTGCTGTATCAGGATCAAGCCAACGAACTAGATATTCTGTCCGACCGCATCGACGGGTTGGTCAAGGCTTTGCGTGTGCGCGGTGTGTACGACGCTTCACAGCCTGCATTGCAGCGACTGATGACCGAGGGCGAGAACAACGCTCTGTTGCCGGTTGACACTTGGATGGCGTTTGGCGAGAAAGGCGGCTTGAAGGGCGCAATAGACTTCTTGCCGATTGACATGATCGCCGCGACGCTAATCCAATGCTACCAAGCGCGAACGGAAATTAAAAACCAAATTTACGAAATCACAGGTCTTTCGGATATTATCCGAGGATCGTCGTTTGCGTCTGAGACGGCTACCGCGCAGCAGATCAAAGGGCAATACGCCTCGATTCGGTTGCGTGCCATGCAAGAGGATGTGGCGCTGTTTGCAACGGAACTGCTGCGATTGAAAGCGCAGGTAATTTGCACCAAATTCCAACCGCAAACGATTCTTATGTACGCGGCTGCCGATCAAATGCAGCCTGATGACCAGCAATTGATTCCTCAAGCACTCGCGCTGCTGAAAGACAAACCGCTTCGCAACTTCCGCATCGAAGTTGCAGCGGATTCGCTGGTGCAACTTGACGAACAGAAAATGAAACAAGAGCGCGGCGAATTCTTGCAGGCGTTTGGCTCATTCTTGCGCGAAGCCTTGCCGCTTGGTCAACAAGCGCCCGAAATGATCCCGATGATTGGTGAATTGTTGAAATTTGGTGTGACGGCATTCAAGGGCGCAAGGCAAATTGAGGGGGCAATTGATCAAAGCATTAACAAATTGGTCAACAAACCTGCTGCACAGCCGCAACCAAATCCCGAAATGTTGAAAATGCAAGCGGATGCACAACTTGAGCAAACCAAGATGCAGGCCACGATGCAGATTGAACAAGCCAAATTGCAGCTTGAACAAGCAAAAACGCAGCGTGAGGTCGAAATTGAGCAAATGCGGGCGCAAATTGATGCTCAACGAATGGAATTTGAGCGTCAAAAGTCTGAAATGGAGCAACAATATAACCGTTGGAAAGTGGAGCTAGAAAGCGCCACCAAGATTATGACGGCGCGTATTGCTGCGAATCCAGGCTTGGACATTCCTGCGTTAGAGGCGCAACAAGCTGCAAGCGAAAAGATAACGCAAGAGCTTGGCGACAATGTAACCACAGCAATTCATCACATGGTTGGTCTGCATGAAAATATGCTCAACAAGCATGATCAAAACATGGAGCAAATTGCTCAAATGATGCAATCTTTGACAGCCCCGAAACGTATTGTTCGAGGCGCAGACGGTAAAGCTATCGGCGTGGAGGTAGTGCAATGATTGTTACGACGACAAAAGGCGACATGGATGATTCTTTGCTTGAAAAGCGCGAGGGATCGGTTGATAACGATAACGAATACACAACTTGGGTTGAATATTGGCTTAATGACGAGTTGGTGCATCGTTCGGCTCATGTAACGCTAAAACAACCAATTTCTCTAACTGCTGAAGCCGCGCAACTTTAAGGAAAAATCATGGCAAACACTCAATCTATGTGCACGTCGTTTCTTGGTGAGTTGATGACCGGAACGCATAATTTTACGACTGGCACAGGCGACACGTTCAAAGCTGCGTTGTATTTTGCTTCGGCAACGGTCAACGCGGCGACTACGGCATACAGCACAACTGGCGAAGTGACCAACACATCGGGATCAGGCTATACGGCTGGTGGCGTAACAATTACCAATGGCACGAGCCCAACGGCAACCAATTCCAGCAGCACCGCGGGAACGGCATACTGGACTCCAACCGCATCGTTTAGCTGGTCTGCATTGACTGTGACGACGGCATTCGATGCTGTATTGGTTTACAACAGCAGCAAATCAAACAAAGCGGTTTCTGTGCATACCTTCGGCTCGCAAACGATTACTGCTGGCACGTTTACGCTAACGATGCCTAGTAATACCACGTCAACTGCTCTGCTGCGACTTGCGACGACGTAATGGCGCAAGGTGGGTGGGGCACAGGTACTTGGGATGCCGCTTTATGGGATAACCTTCCCGTTAGCGGTAACTCAGGCACAGGCAATGTCGGAAATACCGGCGTTGCTAGTTCCGCTGCGCTTACGTCAGATTTAGCAACAGGCAATGCCGGAA